CCGCTACATCCTCGTGTCCATGCCTCCCCGCATGGGAAAGTCCTTCCTCTGCTCGGTCCACTTCCCGCTCTGGCTGCTCAACAGGCACCCAGACTGGGCCATGATGCTCCTGTCCCACAGCCCTGACTTAGCGGCGGGCTGGGGGCGGCAGATCAGGCGCATGATCGACGCCCAGGGCGACATGCTGAACCTGGGGATAGCGCCGGACGCGGGCGCGGCGACGGACTGGGAGACGGACAAGGGCGGGCAGGTCCTCAGCCGGTCCATCCGCCAGTCGATCACTGGCCGTGGTGCCCGCGTCATGATCCTCGACGACGTGGTGAAGGACTTCGCCGACGCGCACTCCAAGTACAACCGTGAGTTCGTCTGGGACTGGTGGACGGCCAACTCCCGTACGCGGCTGGAGCCACCCTCGCTCGTTGTTGTCATCGGCACGAGATGGCACGAGGACGACATCATCGGGCGTCTTCGCAGCCCTGAGTTCGAGGGCGATCCAGACCAGTGGGAGGTCATCTCCCTGCCAGCGATCGCAGAAGCAGAGGACATCCTCGGTCGCGAGGTCGGCGAGCCACTGATCAGCCCCATCATCGACGAGGACGCCAAGCAGGCGCACGCCCGCTGGGCCGACATCAAGCAGGCAGTCGGCTCCTACGCCTGGGCGGCGCTGTTCCAGCAGAGGCCAGCACCGGCCGAGGGCGCCATCTTCATGAACGACTGGTGGAAGTTCTGGCGCGAGGACGACTTCAACAAGGACGACTTCTTCACGCGGCGCATCACGAGTTGGGACTGTGCGTTCAAGGGCACAGACGACAGCGACTGGGTCGTCGGCCAGGAGTGGGGCGTCGTCGGCGCGAACCGTTACCTGCTAAGGCAGATCCGAGGCCGGTGGTCGTTCACCGAGACGCTGAAGCAGATGCGGGGCTTCATCAAGGACAGCGGCGTGTACGAGCACATCGTCGAGGACAAGGCCAACGGCACGGCGGTCATCGACGTGCTGCGCGAGGAGATCCCGGGCATGATCCCGGTCAACCCGACGAACAGCAAGGAGGCTCGCGCCCGCGCCGTCACGCCCGAGATCGAGAGCGGCAACGTCTACCTCCCGGCCGACGCCCACTGGCTGCCCGACTTCCTCAGTGAGATGAAGGCGTTCAACAACGGTACGCACGACGACCAGGTGGACGCCATGACCCAGGCGCTGACACGGCTGAGGGGTGGCGGCAACGTCGTCATCCTCCAGCCTCAGGCGGTCGTCTCCAGGGGCTACCAGCAGCAGGCAGTGGGGCGTGTCAGGAACGCCTGAGCCGACCTCAGAGAAGAGCGGGTACTATAGCACCATGGCCTCCTGGTTCCGTCGTCGGCGAGAGACACCGATGTCAGCCATCCCATCGGCCTGGCGGCTCAACGGGCCTACGAGCGACAACACCACCGAGTCAACGAGCGTGACGCCTACTGCGAGCGCCGTCACGGCCGCTGCCACGCGGGTCACCGACGAGAAGGTCAAGCGAGCCCAGGCGACCGGGCAGACCCCCGAGGACTCGTGGCAGCGAGAAGCCTGGTTCATGTACGACCAGGTGGGCGAACTTCGTTACGTCTCAAACGCGATCGCGTCCCGCATGGGCCAGGCCGAGTTGTACGTCGAGAAGGACGGTGTCAGGCAGGACGAGATAGATCCTATCCTCGCGCTCATCACACCACAGATGGTCACGAGGATGGGGCTGAACCTCTTCGTTGCTGGGGCATGCAACCTTGCCGGTCTGCCCGTCAAGCCCGAAGACGTTGATGCTGAAGACGGCACCGTCATTCGACCTGAGGGTGACCGTCCCGACAGCGCCTGGGTTGTGCTCTCGACCTTGGAGGTCAGGCGCGGGCAGGGAACAGACGTGGAGATTCGAGGCGAGAAGTACGCTGAGGACAAGATCTATCTAGAGCGCATATGGGATCCACACCCGGCCAAGTGGCAGAACTCGGACAGCCCTGTCCGGTCTGCCTTACCAGTCCTGAGAGAACTCGTCGGTCTCACCCAGCACGTCAGCGCACAGATCGACTCTCGCCTTGCGGGGGCAGGGGTCTACTGGATTCCGAACTCGATCCTCAACGCGGCGAAGGTGCCGACGACCGATGGCGACGAGCCGACGTTCAACGACAACCCGGTCCTCAACGCCATCATGCAGGCCATGCTCATGCCCATGGAGGACCGCTCCAACGCGGCGGCGATCGTGCCACTCTTACTTGGAGCACCGGACGAGGCGATCGACCACATCCGCTTCGACACCTTCGCCACGCCGTTCGACGAGAACACAAAGGAACTAAGGGAAGAGGCGATCCGTCGCCTCGGCCTTAACCTCGACGCCCCGCCAGAACTCTTGATGGGCATGGGAGACGCGAACCACTGGGGCATGTGGCTCGTTCGAGACGAGGTAGTCCAGGCGCACGTCAAGCCCCGTCTCGACCTAATCACCGACGCGCTCACGACGGGCTTCTACCGTCCGATCTTCAAGCAGCAGAACCCAGACAGCAAGGACGAGGCCGACCAGTACATCGTCAGAGCCGATGTCAGCCAACTGGTCCAGCGCCCGAACCGACTCGCAGACGCCAGCCAACTACACGCGGTCGGAACGCTCAGTGACGCGACCCTCAGGACGGCAGGCGGCTTCGAGGAGACCGATGCGCCGACGACCAACGAGCGGGCCATAGCCATAGCGATCCAGACCGCACAGGCCAACCCTCAACTCATCGACAACATGCCTGAGATCGTCGCCTCCGTCCAGGCACTTCTCGACGGGACCCCCGCGACCGGGGCCGACCAGATCTCTAGCAAGCGCGAGCCTGGCACCTTGATTCCCTTGGTGAAGAACACGTCGCCTCAGGTTCACGTCGAGACAACGCCGAACGGCACGAAGAACCAGAGCGACCAGCCAAAGCCACTACAGGAGACAGATGCCAGACCAGGAGCAGCCAGGCCAGTCTGACCTGCGCTCCCTGAGCGCGGCGTGTGATATGGCGGTCATCCGCGCTCTCGAACTTGTCGGGAAGCGCGTTGCCCGGCATGGGAGATCTCGCTACGGGGCCATGACACGCTCAGGCACAGAGTGGCACGAGGCCCATACCGTGTGGCTTCCAGAGCCGCAGATGGTCGATGCCGCGCTCAGCGGCGCGTGGGCCGTGCTTCCTCGCATGATGAAGGACCACGGGTGCTGTGCTCTTGTCGAGCCAGACCTCTACAGGCTACTTGACTCCTACGTGCGAGAGTTGGTCTTTGCTCAGCGACCACACACGTTCGAGGCACTAGAAGCGAGGTTGGCTGCCCATGCCCAGCAACTCGCGGGATGAAGCCGAGACCGCTCTAGCCCTCGTTGTCTCGAAGTCCACCCGTACGTACCTTCAGCGGGTCTTGGACGCCGTGAAGGCGGCGATCACTGCCGGTCGCTACGACCAGGCACAGCCCGTCCTCGCCCTCGGCGTCCTCATGAACTGGTGGACCGACTCGGTTGGGGAAAATGTGGTCGAGTCCATCAGGGAGTCGTGGCAGGCGGCTTTTGGGGCAACGGTATCCGGGGCCACAACACCCCGTGCAGACGCTATGGCCTTTCACATAGCGGCCGTCCGAGACCGCCTGTCACGCTCCGCAATCCCAGAGATTCCTCAGGGGGCCTTTGACGAGGTACGCCTGAGCCAGTCTGTCAGCACCCTCGACGGCTGGGGCACAGACAAGCAGGCGCGGGATATCGCTGAGCGGCTGGCCTGGGAGCCCGACAAGTCGTACTGGAAGGACCAGAAGGCCCTCGCCGAGAGCAAGATCGACGACATCCTCGACCCGCTCGGGAAGCCGGGCACTGCGGCGAGGACTTACGCGCACCAGCATGACCCGGCCGTTCAGATCTGGCAGACCGTCCGCAAGACCGCCGTGGACAAACTCAACGAGGACGAGAGCGACTGGCAGGTTCGGGCGACCCGTATCGCCCGCACAGAGGCCACGAGCGCGTGGAACAGCGGCTCTCTCGCAGCCCTAGCCGACGAGGGTGTAACCCACAAAGAGTGGCTGGCGACGGAGGACGAGCGGACCAGAGAGAGCCACAGAACGGCTGACGGACAGGTCGTCGCCATGACCAAGCCGTTCAAGGTCGGTCAGAGCCTGCTCATGATGCCCGGTGATCCTGCTGCACCACCCTGGGAGACTGTAAACTGCCGGTGTACGGTGATAGGAGCGGATGCCCCTGCCCAGAAGGCGCTGACAGCGGCTGCCACACGGGTCAGAGAGATGGCGTTCCTGTTGGCCATCCCGCTCGACATGGACAGCCTCGTGGCGTCTGGCTGGCGTGACCAACTGAGGATTCCTAGTGGCAACGGCGACCGCTCAGGGCGCTGGACGTTCACGCCGTGGAAGCACCTGGACGACCTCGTTGGCCTGTTGAACGTCCTCGGGCCAGACACGGAGCCCGAGACGCGCCAGACCGTCAAGGAAGCCTTACGCCTCCTGGAACCGTTCGACCCGTCCAATACAGACCCTCGCAATAAGGATTTCCAAGAGGCCGTTTCCAAGGTCGCCGACCTGCTGGAGACGGCGAAGCCGACTGAAGACGAGAGCCTGAACGACACGCTCCTACAGTCGGCGCAAGGTGTTCGAGAGTGGGCCGACACAGACTGGACACTGCTCGAAGAGAACTCCGACATCGGTTACGAGCCCCCGGTAGCGGGCGGACGGGCGACAAGCAAGGCGGTCTGGGACGGGCCACCACCAGGCGACGAGCCGGTCAACCCTGACCTGAAGGACAAGTCCTCGCAGGACCTCATAGACGAGTTGCAGCGCATCAAGGCCCATCCGGTTGCGCCCTCCCCCTCGGCGCGCAGGAAGCGTGCGGCGTACCTGAAGGAACTCAACGACCGGCGTGATAGGGACTCCATGAGCCCCGAGGACAAGAAAGAGGCAGAACGCCTTTCCACGCTTAAGGAGATGGGCTTCGAGAAGCCGACCCGCGAAGAGGCCGAGGCGGCGCGGTCGTACACCAAGCGCATAGGGGACCTACCAGAGAGCGAGGGCGACGATGACAGCGACCCCGTCCACTTCGGCGCCACCGTGGACGCCGTGTACGAGAACGCCGTTGATCTCGCGGTCGAGAAGGGCTATGCGAACCGGGCCGGGCAGCGATACGGCGCAAAGGATCCTGTGCAAGACGACGAACTCGACGCCTGGCTCGACGTGGAAGCGGCCAGGCAGTTGGAAGGCGTGCTCGACGGCTACGGCTACGACAGGGACGGGAAGCCGTACAACCACAATAACCCGCCACCACCATCTGACGAGACACAGCCTAACCTGACAACCACAGACTATGAAGGACGAGTTGGCGACAAGAGCCACATTACACGAACACAGAACGGCACCTTGCCGATCTCAGCCGTTGCCAACATGCCTGGCGCGAAGGGTGAGACTCCCGGCGAGCACAGGAACAAGCAGGGTGAGGCATGGGAGAAGTTCAAGCAGGATATAGCAGAGAACGGTATTCAGCGGCCGATATTCATCACCGTGGATCCGGGCGGCCAGCCCGTCATTAGTGAGGGAAACCACAGGCGGGACGCGGCCTTGGAGTTGGGGTTAGATAGCGTGCCGGTCGAGATCAGGTACTTCGGCCACGCCGAACAGACGCATAAAGGATGGGAGACACAGCAACCATCCTCGAACATCATCTTGCAGCACCCCGAGGCCGACGTACCCTCGACGGCCACCCAGGACGGGAACAAGTACAGGATCACCACGCCGGACGGGGCGGTCCACCAGATCACGTCGAACAAGCAGATGACACACGCCATCGTCCGGCGCAACAACGACCAGGCTGGCGGCGTGGGGATGGATCACTACTACGTCAGCCTCGCGGGCTCAGAAGAAAAGGCGCTGCGAGAGGCCAACGTCCAGAAGCGCCATCGGTCGCACATCGAGGTCGTGCCGATCTCGACGGCGACGACCCCTCTCGACGCCGTGCTCGACAAATGGGTCCAACTGCGAGGCAGCGGGACGCTCACGCCGGAAGAGCGGGACCTGCTCGCCAAGGCCATTATAGAGCAAGGCGTCCCAGCACCGACGCTCTACCGGGGGACGAACGACGACAAGACCTACAAGCCTGGCCAGGTCGTTGACACGGGCGTCGTCTCGGCATCCGAGGACGAGGGCTCGGCCCTGCCGTACGCTGAGAACGGCGACGGCACGGGGACTCTCTTCGTCATAGAGGGCAAGCCGAAGGCGATCGACGTGCAGGCGCGGGCCGAAGAGAAGGCGGGCTATGGTGAGGCCGAGTGGGTCACTGCCGGGCCGTTTGAGGTCGTATCCGTCGAGGAAGATATCGACGGCGTCAACTATGTCACCGTGCGTCCCGCCGAGGACCCCGCCCACGTCGCTTTGCAGGGCAGGGTCAAGCAGGCCAGCACCATGGCCGAGATCGACGCCGTCCTCGGGGAAGTGCTCGACGACAAGTCCCTCCCAGAAGAGGTCAGGTTCCCGGTCGAGCAGATCCAGTGGAACTTCAAGCAGGGCTACTTCGCCCCCAGCGACCCAGCGGTCTCAAGCCTTCGCCGGGCCACCTACGACCTCGGGGACGACGACCCGTGGAAGGACACCTTGCTCGAAGTACTGGAGCAGACGGGCTTCGACAAGTGGCCGAAGATCCAGAAAGACTTGCGGTATAAGACAGAGGCCCGCACGAACCTCATCAACTACAGGAAAGACCTGAGTAACCTCGCGCCCGGGACGACGCCTTCGGTGGCTCGGAAATGGTTCAGCGGGCGCTTCCAGGCGTTTCGCGAAGAGGCAGTAGACCAGACGAACAAAGACGTTCTGCCCGAGGACGATCCGATCACCCAGTACGGTACGGCCCAACTCGTCCAGGCGGAGCAGGCCCTGGCAGCGAACGACTACGACGCCTTCGCAGGGGCGCTGGCGAATCTCAGAGAACTCACCAAGGACCGGCCGCAGGGCGACCAGTGGATGAACCTCTTCGAGTATATGGATCTCTCGGCACTGAGTTGGAAGCGGTACTTCAAGGACGACCCGAAGTTCGAGAGCCCTAAGTTCGACGAGATCAGCGAGGCGTTGCAAGAGGTCTCGACTACCGAGGACATCCAGAAGATCATCAACGACATGACTAAACTGGAGGTCGAGTCCTTCCAGGCTGGTGTCAAACTCCCTTGGGTGTCAGCGTCCCGTCTCGGCTCACTGAACATGTTCCTGAGGAACAGGGACGCGGCGGCGGTCCAAGAGTACCTTGACAACATTGTCCTCGACCTAGAGCGGGCCGACGGCGGATGGAGGCAACTCGCCCCAGGCTTCAAGGCGGTCAGCGAGTGGTACAAAGAGGCGGCTGCTGCCGAGGCGCAACGGGCCGTAGACGACCTGACAGCGAAGCACGGCACCATCCCTGAGGAAGCCCGCACGCCAGAGGCGATCATTGCCGAGGTCGGCATGTTCTATGCCACGAGGACATCGGGCACGAGCAACTGCGTGCTGGCGTCCACGGCCTACGAACTTCGTCGGCGCGGGCTCGACGTACACCCGAAGCGTTGCGAAAAGGGGCGCAACGAGAACATGGCCCAGCGCACATGGTTCACGTTCCCGTCCGACACGTCTGCCGGGGTCCAGCCGGTAGGCGGTCTGAAGGGCAGGCAGAAGAAAGCCCGCTACGACATCACCGTCCAGTGGATCATGGACAACCACCCGCCAGGCAGCCGTGGCACGATCACCTGTGACTGGAAGGGGCTCCGCTACGGGCACATCTGGAACTGGGAGCGCCACGAGGACGGCACGGTCACCTTCTGGGACCCGCAGCCGGGGACCCAGATTACCTTCGAGAGCGACTACTGGGAGCGCATGACCTGGAACCGCGTGCGGGTCATGCGGCTCGACGACCTCCCTCTGAAGCCTGACGTGGACGTGATGACGGCCGACCCCGAGTACAAGGAGAAGATCACACCCGAGATGCGCGCCCTCGGTCGCATGATCTCGGAGCAGAAGAACCTCACGCGTCCCCTGTACGACCAACTGCGTAAGTTAGACTTCTGGAAGGAACGAGAGAAGTACCAGGAGATCCAAGCGAGGCTTCGAGTGATCACCGACCGGATCCGCGAGTTGAAGGAGAGCCCTGAGGCAAAGGCCCTTGCGGCGCTTGGTAACTCGTACCCGATACTCCCACCCGACAAGAACAGGCTCTGAGATGGACGGTCCAGTCGCACTGCCAGACCTCGACACGGCGATCTCCCGCGCCCAGACATGGCTCGACAAGCACAACACTGGCGAGGACTACCAGGTGGCGCAAGACGGAATCCTCCCCAACCCGCTACAGGGCCTCTGGATCATCTCGTACACGACGGCGCAAGGGGCAGACCTACAGGGCGGCGGACTCGCGGTCACGGCCGACGAAGTGCGAGAGGTCCCAAGCACCCTCGACGCCGAAGAGTACATCGGCGTTGCCTGGCCTGAAGACGGGGACGAGATAGACGCCGTCTTGGAGGTCTTCGGCGGCGAGACATTGGCCGACGACATCGAGTTCGGCAACCTCGTCCAGAGGTTCGGCGGCTTCGACCCGAACCAGAAGCGGGACAAGACAGGCAAGTGGAACCCGGGCGGCGGGGGTGGAGGCAAGAAGGAAGACAAGAAGATGTCCATCCCTGAGCGTGAGAGGGCGCTCGTCAAGGCCATCCTGAAGGCCCTCGACGACGTGCTGAACCAACTCACGAGCAAGGAGGCCCACGCCCTGATCGAGCGCATCAAGGACAACGCCCATGCCTTCATCCAGGGCCAGAGCAGCGCGGCCGGTCACGGTGGCGGGAGCGGCGGCAACAAGGGCGGCGGTGGCAAGGCCGGGGGCGGCGGCGGCAAGACCGGCAAGAAGGGTGGCTCAGGTGGCTCGGGCGGCGGGGGCAAACAGGGCGGCGGCAACGGCGGCCCGCCTGGCGGCCTCGAAGGCGTCATCCGAGGCGTCACGAACCTGATCAAGATGTTCGGCAGCAACATGAAGACAGAGGACCGTGACAAGTTGCAAAGATCCGTAGACGCGTTGAGGAACTTATGATGGACGATCCATGGGTCGCGGCGCTGATTGTGGCCCTGCTCATCGTCCTCATCATTGTCGGGTGTGTGATAGCGATCGAGATCGACGACCTACAGACGACACTACGCCTGGTAGACGTGGCCTGCCCTTAACTCCAAGAAGGTGAGGTAGAATGGCGTCATGACTGTTGACTGTGCGCCTTGTGAAGAGGCGGCCCTGGCGTCAGAAGTCGATGCCTCAGTAGGCAAGGCGGCGAAGTGGTCAGGTCCGATCGGCATGGAGGGGCATAGGACCGGCGACGGGCGGCTTATCAAACTGAACGCCCTTCGCTGGGAGAACATGCCCATCCCGCTTCGCTATGTGGCGCAAGACCACGGGGCGCACGACGGCGCCGTAGTCGTCGGCCGTATCGACGACATCGAGCGTCTGACCTTCGACGAGGCCAACCAGCGCCTGACAGACACGGGGCGCGACCCGCTGCCGGAATCCCTCTCAGACGCGACGATCATCTGGGGAACGGGCGTCCACGACCTCGGAAGTGACGCCGGTGTCGAGGCCCGGCGCTTGGTCAAGGAAGGCATGCAGCCTGGTATCTCTATGGACCTCGACGACGTGGTCATCGAGGAAGAGGACGCCGACTCGTTCTCCATCCTCGAAGGACGTGTTCGAGCGGCGACCGGCGTTGCCATCCCAGCCTTCGACGGCGCACGCATCTCCGTTGACGAAGAGAGCGTCGAGCAGTTCTCCGAGGACGAGTTCAACTGGGTCGAGGACGCTGGCGGGCTCCCTGAGTACATCAAGCGCATAGCAACGCACCTTAAAGAGAAGGGGATGCTGGAGAGCCACGCCATAGCGACGGCGGTCAACGTCGTCAAGAAGATGTGCGCGACCGGCGACGTGAACTTCCCAGGCGCCCAACAGGTCAACGCCGGTTCTCGTGCCGAGGCGTGCGCGGCCGTCGCCGACTGGGAGGCCAAGAAGGCAGCCTCGGCGGCAGAGGACGTTCTCGTGGCGAGCGCGGCGCACGTCTTCGACAAGTCCTGGTTCCAGAACCCACGACTGACTGAGCCTACTGCTATCGTCGTCACAGACGAGGGCCAGATCTTCGGGCACATAGCGGCCTGGGACACCTGCCATATCGCCAACCCTCAGGGCCGGAACGTCTGCACGTCGCCTCCGAAGTCTCGCACCAACTACGCGTACTTCCACACGGGCGCGGTCGCGACGGACGACGGCGAGCAGGCGGTCGGCAAGATCACCATGAACACCCTGCACGCCGGGCCGAGGCTCAACAACATCGACGCCCAGCACCACTACGAGCATACGGGCGCTGTCGGTGCTTACGTCGTAGCAGGCGAGGACGCGTACGGCATCTGGATCGCTGGCGCGGTCCACCCAGACGCGGACCTGAC